AAGCCCAACATGACCTAGGGCTTTAACATCAATTTTCAACACTGTCACCGTCCTTTTACTGCAAAAACGATTGAACACCTAAAAGCAAGTAAAGCACACATCACTGCTTTGAAAGCAGGATTACAAAGGCAGGGTGTCAAAGTGAAATGATTTTTGAAATAAAGGGTGGTGAGAAAAGATGGACGAAGATCTGAAGATTGTATTGACGAGCGAACTGGAGGCCGACGAACAGGCTTCCGCACAACGAATTTCAGCGCAGCTTCCTAATATTGCGAAGATGATCAACTCGAAAAGCACTATCAAGGTTGGCGTTTCTCTGGATAGCTCTAACATTCAGTCTGAAGCCCAAAAAGTAAGTCGGCAGATCGCTCAGGCAACGAAAACACAAGGTATCGGCGTTACGTTGAATTTGGATCAAAGCTCTGTTGCAAAAATCCGGCAAGAGCTAAACAACTTGAAGGTCAGTCCTGATATTTCTCGCGCCATGACCGACCAGCTGGATAAGATGGGCATTCAGATTGATCGGATTACTGGGCGGTGGCAAGCAGTCAACGGTGAAGAGGAGCGAATGCTGAACCTGACTATTCAGGGCACAGATCAGATGCAGCGCACGGTCACTTATTTGCAGACCTACAACACTGAGACGGGCGAAATCAACACCCACTTGACCAATGTGACAGCCAATCTTGAACGCCAGCGGAATGTCCAGGAGCAAATTGCAAAGCAGGCGCAAAAGGATAATGAATCACGAGTTTCATACTTAAATCGGCAGTTGTCTATTTTGGCCGATGTCCAGGCTGCTTATGCTGGTTCCACCTCTGTAAAGCCGATCAAGGATAGTTCACATTTGGAAACGCTGAATAATACCTATACTGCTCTTAATGCTCAAATTCAGAATATGATTTCTGCTGAGGGGCGTTTGGACAATGTGCAGCGTTCCAGCCTGGAGGCGCAGATTGCTAATCTGCAACGACTTGTAAAAGAGTATCAGAATGCGGAGTATGTAGCGACCAAGCTGAGGACAAAAGACATCGGTTCAATCAAGGGCGACCAGCTTTCCGGTTTGGAGGCTTTGGAAAAACGGCTGGAGGCTGCGGGAACGCTCACCGAGACATTTAAGACGAAAATCGACGGACTGAAGACCTCTTTGCAAAATGTTGGCACTAAAGATGAGCTTGTGACATTTCTTAACAGCTTTGACCAGCTGAATAACGATGTGTCTGTGTTTCAAGAGCGGCTACGTGGTGTCAATGCTATATACACTCAGTTGATTGGTTTGGATAAACAGATTACCTCTGTGCAAGCTCAAATGGTGAAGTTAGACCCCAAAGCCGATCAGAATAAGTTGGTTGCTTTGCAGGGGCAGCTTGCAGTCCTACAGAACCAGAGAACTACCTTGGAGGGACAACTGGTTCCTTATGTGGATATCGTTCAATACGCACAACAGGCGGCGGCTCTTGAACAGAGCCGCCTTTTGAATGGTTCTCAGCTGGTATATACCCAGATGGAAATTGCGGATAAGGCGAGAGAATACGATGCCGCTATGCAGCGCATTCCGAGCACTATCGCTGATTTGCAAACTAAATATAATCAGCTGGTGCAACCCACGGAGTCTGTTACTCGGAATATGAGACAGCTTCGGGAACTGGCGTCGCAATATAGCTCGAATATGGGCGATCGGGAAAAGGTTCAGACATATGAACGGCTGCAACAACTAATTGGAGCGTGCAGCAAAGAGATGTCTGAGCTGATGCGTGTCCAACGTGGCGAGGTCAACGATTTTAGATTCACTCAAAGTCTGGAAAAGGCAAAAGCGGATTTGGCAACCGTTGGAAGAACGTGGAGTGCCTTAAAAAAAGATCCTGGATTGAACGCACAGTTCCAGCAGTTGGAAGCAAATCTCAGACGAGTAAACAGCCAGGCAGATTTGACTAAGTGGACAGCACAATTCAGTGCGTTTAAGTCTGAGGTTAAGGCGGCAGGGAAGAATATGCAATCCCTTGGCGATGTTCTGAAGAACAATGTCGGTAAGGTATTGCAGTGGGTTTCAGCTACAACGCTACTGTTCAGAGCCTTTCGTTTGCTGAGGTCTGCGATTTCAACGATTATCGACCTGGATACGGCTATGGTGGATTTGCGTAAGGTTACAGTGGCAACAGAGGCGGAGTATCGCAATTTCTACGCTACTGCAAACGATACAGCAAAGGCACTTGGAGTAACGACAGAGGCGGTCATCTCTCAAACCGCTGAGTGGGCACGTTTGGGTTATACTATGGCCGAGGCCGCAGAGTTGTCTAAAAACTCTGCAATTTTTGCGGCAATTTCTCCTGGTATGGACATTACTCAGGCAACAGATGGTCTGGTCAGCGCCTTGAAAGCGTTTGATGAAATCGACGTAAACGATTCCTTGGACGGTATCATCTCTAAGGTTAATGATATTGGCAATAAATTTGCTGTTTCCAATAAGGATATCGTAGAGGTTATGACCAGAAGCTCTTCAGCAATGAAAGCGGCGAATAATACTTTTGAGGAAACTGTGGCTCTGGCTACTGCCGCTGTGGAGATTACAAGAGATGCCTCCAGTGTCGGTAATGCTCTGAAAACTGTGTCTATGCGTATTCGTGGGTATGACGAAGAACTTGAAGAGTATTCAAACGATGTCGCTGAATTGACAGGGGATATTGCGGATCTTACCAAAGTTGCCAGCAATAATAACCAAGGTGTTAGACTGTTTGAAGTTGGCGATCCCGATACTTACCGTTCCACATATGACATTCTTCAAGATATCGCAACAATTTGGGATGAGCTGACAGATAAGAACAGGGCACAACTGCTGGAAGTTTTGTTCGGCAAACGGCAAGGCCAGATTGGTTCGGCTATTCTTTCCAATTTTGAGCAGGCTCAAAAAGCTATCGAAACAATGGAGAATAGTGCTGGTAGTGCAGAACGCGAAATGGATAAGATTACCCAGTCTTTGGAATACAAGCTCAATACTCTACAACAGACCTGGGTTGGCGTTGCCCAAAATCTATTTCAGACCGATGATTTGAAATTGGTTGTTGACGGCCTGATTGCTGTTTCTAACGTGATTGACCGTTTAACACAGTCTCTTGGTTTGTTTGGATCTGGTGCTCTTATCACAACCATTGCACTGATTGCAAAGTTCAGATCGACGATGGGGTCTTTACAAACTACAGTATTGCCTGCTGTAAATGCAATTAAGGCATCTGGGGTAGCTATGGATGGTAGTGCGGCAAGCGTACAATTCTATGCTACGAAACTGATAGGGCTGGACAAGTCTCAACAGGCAGCTGCTATGAGCGCACTTGGACTAACTGCGGAGCAGAAGAAACAGATCACAACGATGTCTGCTCTAATTGTTTCTGCCCAAAGATATACAATCCAGGAGCTTGCCGAAAAAGCGTCTACGGATAAAGCGACCGCTTCAGCCCTTGCTAAAAATATGGCAAAGGCCACTGAAAAGAGAACAACGGAACAGCTTTCTGCCGCAATGATGGTGGAAATTCTAAATTCCAACAAATTGACCGCTACCCAAAAGCAGGCGATTATTGCATCTTTGGAACAAGCTGCGGCAAACGAAACCCAAGCATTTTCATGGAAAGTTGTCGGCGCAAATGCCAAGGCAGCGCTTGCAGCTATGGCGACTAATCCCATGACGTGGATTATGCTGGCGGTAACTGCGGTTATGGCATTGGTGCAGGCGTGGCAGAGCTATAAGCAGGCGCAAGAGGAAGCTCGTCAAGCGGCGATTGATGCTGCGAACTCGGCGGCTACACTCAGCGATGAAATTGTGGATTTGACAGGTCGCTACTTGGAGTTGAGCGAAGCTGTTAAAACAGATGATTCTGTCAAGGAAGATTTGCTTTCTACCCAAGACGAGCTTATTGACAAGCTCGGAATAGAAAAAGATCGAATCCAGGAGTTGACCGAAGAGTACGGGAACCTTACGGACGCAATTAAAGCAGCCGCGATAGAATCTCTCCAAGCGTCTGAGCGCGATTTGCGTGGTGGTCTTAACGCTCAAAAAGATGAGCTTTTATCAACTGGGAAAGGCTCTGGCCCCGCCAACAAATCAATGAACCACATAATTACAACATGGGGAGCAGATGAAGCGGATATTAACCGGAAAGGGTTGCAAGCTCTGGTTGACGCTGGATACATTTCGGATGGCTCATTTGCTCCACGTGGTATGGAATTGTGGTTGCCCAGTGAGGATGATTTTGATCTTTCAACTGTTGAGGGAGTCATTAACGCCTATGAGCGGTTGGGTAAAATGCTGGATATTGTGTCTGAAACTGCTGGTTCGGATAACGAAGTCTACAATGCCCTATTTGATGCCTACAACAAATGCTCATCCGCAGTAAAGAGTTATCAGGACAGTATTTCGTCGTTGAACAACAATTTGGCTGAACAGTATATGTTGCAAGGCTTGATTGAAAATGAGATCCCGTCTACGGAAGATGAGTTCAACGACTATCGGCAGAGCGTGATAGCTGCGGCTGAGGAGAGCGGAGAATTTATTGGCTCAAGTCAAGATATTGCGAACGCTGTTGACTCTGTTCTGAAAAGCCAGTCGCATTTCGCGGCTTTCTATGCTGAGGATTTGGCTGGAGCCTCTGAGGAGACGGGTCGCTATATTGCACAGCTTCAAAAGTTGCCAGAGGTGCTTTCAAAACTGAAATCAGCTTATGATGTTTTGGAGGCGGCTCAAAAAGAGATGGCAGACGGCGGAGGGTTGTCTGCTGATACTATTGAAAAGCTGGCTTCTGCTGAGGACAATTATCTTGATTATCTCTATGAAGAAAATGGGGTTGTCAAGCTCAATACTGAGGCATGGAAAGAAAACGCCAATGTTAAAATGCAGAATGAGATGGCCGAAATCCAAAAGGAAATCGACTCGTTGGAAGAGCAAAATGAGGCTTTACGTGAGAATATTGCTTATTATGAGGAGCAACGTCAGCTTGGTAGTGATGGCGGTCTATGGAGTAATTTGATTGCTAAGGCAACAAATGAAATCAATGAGAATACCGACGCTATTGCTGCTAACCAAAATAAGCTGGCAATTTATGAGTCGTTGTATGGAAATATCACGGGAAGTCTGGATGCTTATAGTGCGGCACTAAACAACTTTTCCAACGTAGCAAGCACCATTGATTCTGTCTCCGATTCGTTCCAAACCCTTGCAGAACTGCAGGCTGAGGTTGCAAATGGGTTCTCGCTGTCATTGGACAAGGCTTTGGAGTTCGCTAAGGTTTATCCTGAAATTCTCAACAATGCTCAAGTATCTGCTGATGGACAGGTTATTCTGAACGAGGGTGTTGTCAACTCGTTTATTCAAGGAAAAAAGGCCGAGTTGGACGCACAGATTGATGCAGAGGTTGCCAAGCTGGAAGCGGATAAGGCCGTGTTGGAAGCGAAGGTTCAAGCAGCGCAGGCACAACTTGATCTCGCCCAAAATGTAGGTGAGGGAGAGGGTCAGATTGCTAAAGAGCTGGCGGAGTATCGTATCAACGCTGGCAATATTGTAGCACAAGCTCTGATTGACGCAGGGATTGATGAAGCTACTGCATTTAAGCTGGCGGCGGCAGCTATGGCCCAGAACGCAGAAGAGTTTGATCGTGTTGCTATGGAGGTCTGCACTGATGTAAACGGTAACTTTAATCAGGCCGCATATGCGGCAGCACAGGCTGTTTACAACAACATGACACAGGCGAAGCTGGATGTTGCTTCTTTTGCGAGACAATGCCAAGAAGCTGCTAAGGCTATGGCTGGAGTCGCTGGTGGTCAGGTTGCTGGATCAAGCGGTGTTCAGGGTGGCTCTGGTGGTGGTGTTGGCGGTAGTGGGATTTCTCTAAATCTAACAAGTGGGAGTTTCCAAGGTACTGATTATAACTATACTGCCAAGCAAACAAATCTGGACGATTTTATTTCGCAGATTCAGCTTGATATCTCCAGCTACCAGAATGCGATTGCTCAGATTGATGGACAAATTGCCGCGCTTCGTGCGTTGAAAAATATCCCCTTGAAAGATTTTAAGGGTGGATTAGGCTCTGGTGGCGGTGGAGGCTCAGGTGGTGGATCTTCTAAGGAAGTTGAAGAGTATATTGCTGACATTGACGCATACCGTGAAGCAATCGAGCGTCTGCGCAAGGCTCAAGAAGTCAGATCTAATATTGAGACGAGAATCGACGAGTCTGATAATCTGAAAGAGAAGATCCTATTGGAACGACAGTTGATTGGCGCTTACGAGCGTGAACAAGATGCTCTACACAATCTAAACAACCAGAGGGATAGCACAATCACAGCTGGCGTTGCAGCGCTCCGTGAGTTGGGCTTTGTTGTGAAGTACAATGCAGATACCAATGAACTCTGGATTGAGAATATGGAGCGTCTCAATGATCTGACAGCCGACAGCAAGAGAGAATACGATACCTTGCAAGAGGCGACAAACGCTCTTCGCAAGGAAACGGAAGATTTAATCGGTTCGCTGACCGATCTAAACGAAGAAAATCGGGATGCTTCTGCTAACTGGTGGGAGTTGCAGCACAGTATGAAAGATTCCCGTGAAGAGATTCTTTCTTTGCTTGACGCTATTGTGGAAGAGGCATCTAAGGCGGTTGATTCTATCCAAGACGTTTACGACACCCTACATGATGCCGCCGATGAGTATGCGGAAAGTGGATACATTACAGTTGATACTTTGCAGAACATTATCGGATTAGGTGTGAAGTATGTGGCGTATCTTATGGATGAAAACGGCCAGCTGGTCATCAATGAGGAGCGCATTCGTGATGTGATTGCGGCAAAGACACAGCAACTTGCAATCGAGAGTTCTTTGTCTTACATTGAGGCTTTGCGTATCGCGAAAATGGAGGGGAATATCGAAACCCTTAACAATTTGCTGTATGCTACCGAGGAAGCGACTGACGCTACATGGGGCTTCGTGTATGCAAGTTTGGCTATGGCAGGGCTGGATCAAGATCAGTATAAAGCAGCGCTGGACAACATCAATGCTATTCGTGCATTGGCTGACAGCGCTGTACAAAGCATTGGGCAAACTGCTGGCGGCGTGACTGACGAGCTGAAAAAGATGCAGTCTGGGCTTGACGATATCTTAAAGTACGTTATGGATATGTTGAAACAACGAATCAACGATCAGATTGACGCACTGGAAGATATGAAAGACGCTTACTCTGAAATCATCGACCAGAAAAAAGAGTCGCTGGATGCTACGAAGGATGAGGCCGACTACGAAAAAAAGCGTGCTAACAAGCTGAAAGAAATTGCTAAATTACAAGCTCGTATTGATGCGCTTAGTTTGGATGACAGTCGAGAGGCGCAGGCGGAACGGGCCAAGCTATTGGAGGAGATGGCTGAGTTACAGGAAGACTTGGCAGACGAACAGGCAGATAAGGCTTTAGATGCTACCAAAAACGCTTTGGATGATATGGAAGACGCCTATCATCAAGAAAAGGATAAAGAAATTGCAATTCTGGAAGATAGCATTTCCTCTTATCAAAAACTTTATGACATGGCGATCGACTATATTCAGAACCACTGGGATACACTGTATTCCGAACTGATTGATTGGAACACGCAATATGGAAGTGTGCTGAACAGTGAGATAACTACTGCGTGGGATAACGCTCTGGCAGCGGCACAACGGTATGGGAGCTATGTGTCTGCCCTCAAAAATATTGGTGCTGATATGGATGCTGCGGGTGCTACAGGTAAAGAGCCGAACACCGTTGTTGGAAATACGAATTATGGCAACCAGTCTTCAAATGATGAAATGATTCATGCCATTATTAAGCAAATGTACGCAAATAGCCAGGAGCATCATACGGCCAGTGACGCTCGCAAGAAAGAACTAAGCGATTATAGCTTGCGGCTTGGTGAACAACTGGCGCAGTACGGTGTCTACACTCATCGGGACAATGGAACCTGGTATATGGATGGGTCGAAAGAGCTTCTGTTCGATAAATATAAGAAGTACATTTACCATACGGGTGGTTTTGCTGGCGTGGATGGATCAGTCAAAGACAATGAGATTATGGCAAAATTGGAAAAAGGCGAACCGGTATTGACAGAAGCGATGTGGAATACAGTAACTGAGATGGTGAATCGAATGAGTAAGCTGTCCGCCGCATTTAGCGATATGCCTGGGTATGTTAATGCTCCTATTTTGCCCGAGTTGTCAAAGGTCAGCGCTGGTGCTGTGAGCAATGTGTATAACAATAGTTCTCAGCCTGTGGAAATTCATATTGGCGATACCATTATTCAAGGCAACGCAAGTCCTGAAACGGTGAACGGTCATGTCAAAGTTACTCGTGATATGGTCAACCAAATTGCACGGATTCTGAAAATCAGGATCTAAATTAGTCAGGGTGGGGAGATTTTCTTCCCACCCATTTTAGGCTGACGAAGCCGCCCAGACGGTGACATGTCTGGTATGCCCGCCTGTCAAGTGGGTTTGATGAGAGGAGGTGTGGCGGGTGTATAGAACCTATGAGTTTACTTTTGCAGATACTCCGGCTTCATTGTATGGAATGTTTGTTGCTGATATCGGTAGCAACAAACATAATAACAACGATTTTGGGAATCAGGCTAACATCGTAGAGACAAGAATTGCGAATCGGATTACTCCGCTGCATTTTGGTGTACGGTATCACGACCAGCCTTTGAGCTTTACACTTATTTTTGGAAGTGAGCAGTACATGGATCGCTACCAGTTGCAAGAGGTTTCAAATTGGCTGACTGGATATCAGGAGTATCAATGGCTTTCTATTGATCAGCCAGATATGGAGCATATTCAGTTTCGGTGTCTGATTCAAAAGCTAACACCAATCAGCGTGGGGTGGCTACCAATCGCTTTTGAGGCACAGGTACTGTGTGATTGCCCGTATGGATACAGTTATCCGTTTGAGGAACGTATTCAAATTAACGGTACAACAGAATATCGTTTCTATAATGACAGCACAATCAAAGAGAATTTGAAGCCAGATTTGAAAATTGAATTGGCGGCTGGTTGTACAAATTTTGCAATCACAAACAAGACTACAAAGCAGACACTCCGTTTGTCAGGTCTTCCAGCTGGCGGGTTGCAAATTCTTATCGACAATGAAAATGAAGTCATGGTGGAAAAAACTGATGGCTATGACTTGTACAGCTTTTTCAATTTTCAATTCTTTGAGGCAGCATCGGGAGATAATGAATTGATTTTCGATGGAAGCGGGACTGTTACAATCAGCGGACGCTATTTGTATAATGTTGGAGCATAACAAGAGAGGAGGTCAGAGATGTATCTAAACTATGCCAAAATTAAAAGTGGACAGAGAAAACAGCCTATGCTTCGGCTTCGCACTCTGGCCGGAAAAGAGCTTGGCCCAATTCCATATGTACATGATTTGAATTTTGCAATCAACTATGCAGAGTTGAGCACGATTTCATTTACAATCCCGTATCAAGTAAATGGAATGCTCAACCCCCTTTATGCCGCTGTTTCAAGTTTCAAGGTGGTTTATACAGAGGAGTTTGGCATCTATGTGTTGACTTCTCCCAGTAAAGAGGGCAATGGCGTGTCAGAAATAAAGACCGTTACAGGATATTCTTTGGAATATCTTTTCCAGAAGAAAAACCTATTTTTAGAAGAAGGTACTTATAATTTCTGGAATCCAGTCAATTCAGCAGATACGATTTTGGGTCGTATTTTAGAATTGGATCGGACATGGCACGTGGGCTATGTGGCCCCAAGGCTGATTGGGTGCTACCGCACATTTGACCAGTATGATAGTGATGCTCTGGGTTTTTGTTACGAAGACGCCATGGAAAAGTATCGCTGTGTCATTGTGTTTGATGTGTACGATAAGAGTATCAATGTATATGATGCCAACGAAAATCCGGAAACCCTACCCATCTATTTGAATTATAACAATCTGGTCGATGCAGTTAGTGTTGAGGAAATCCCAGAGGAGATGGTAACAAAGCTACATCTCTATGGTTCGGATGGTCTGTCGGTGCGGGATGTAAACCCCACAGGGACAGACTACCTTGTGGACTTGAGCTATTTTCTCTATAATGGGGATCTGGACATCAAAGTAGGGAACAGCAATACCACATTGGCAGACCGCGTGCGGGGATGGCAGCTGGAAATTGCGGAGAACCAGCAGTATTATACTGGGCTGGCTGCGTCACGGGCTTCTTTGACAGCACAGAAATTGATGGCCGAGTCCGATCTTGTAGAATTGAACGGTGAGATGGAGAGTCTGGTAGCACAGCAAAGTGTAACTATTCAGGCGTTTTCCCTAGAAACCACTGCAAGAGGACAGCAAACACAACAGGCAAACTTGGATCGTATCAATTCTCAGATTGCCGCAAAACAGAATGAGATCGACACACAACAGGCCAAAATCAACTCTCTACAAGTTGAAATTGACAGCTACATGAATGATATCAAACGGCTTACTGGACGATTGGAATTTTCATCATACTTCACACAGGAGGAACAGAAAATCCTCAACCAGTATTTTATTGAAAGCACCGTAGAGGAGGAAACATTTGTTGCTACGGATGTGGACACTTCTGCGGCAGGTGCAATTTCTAAGGTAAGCGGCACTGTGTCCATAAATGCTTCAAATATCGCACGAGTGGAACTGAGCCAGTTTGCAAAAACAATGTACACTTTGGCCGGCGGTACTGTTACGGTTGGAAACGCTGGTGTCTCCGCTGAAATCGTGCGGGGCACTTTGGATGTAAAGGGTGACAGCAGCTATGTATTGACGGCCTATCTGGGAAATACGAACTACAACAATCGGAAATTTAGCAGTGGACTTTTGACCATCGCTGGCAGGTTATCACGGTTTTCCAGTGATATTTCTGTGAGGACGGAGCAAGGAATTACAGAATATAAAGGAACAAGACTGAGCTTCAGTACAAGCAATGCTGATTCATATTTTACAGTAAATGTGAGTGAGTTTCAACAATATTCTGTTGCAATGGAGCTATACGACTTTGGTACGGATGTTCTTTCCGATTACGCATGGCCTGTGTATGAGTTTAGCGTAGATAGCGCCAATTTCCTTTACCACGAGAAATTTGAACCGTTCAAAAATAGGCTGGAACTTGGCAAGGCGGTCTATTTAGAATTGGGCAGTGAGGGATTGGTTAAGCCAAAGATTATCGGTTTTGAGCTGAACTTTGAGAAAATCAATGAGTTCAAGCTGGTGTTTTCTAACCGCTACCGTTTGCGGAATGGGGCGGAGAGTTGGACAGAGGATATCAGAAACTCCACTCGTTCAAGCCGAAGTTTTGACGCCAGCAAGTATATCTATAACCGTACTGCTGACAAAGCAACCGAGATCGACATTTTTATGAACGATTTGCAAAAAGGTGCTGTTGACGCAGTGCTTTCAGCGAAAAACCAAACGGTTGTCTTTAACGGTTCAGGCATTCATGTTGGTGGTGATTCCAAATATCAGATGCGGATCATCGACAATATGATTGCCATGACAGATGACGGCTGGAAAACAGCAAAATTGGCGATTGGACGCTTTGCGTCTCCCGAAACCGGAGTGCAGTGGGGTGTTAACGCGGAACTAATTGCTGGTAAGCTGATTATCGGCAATAACCTTGTACTTCAAAATCCGTTGATTGACGAAAATGGAAACGTGACTGGCACCATGATGTTTCAAGTGGATAGCACCGGAGCATGGCTGTATAATTCACGGATTGTTTTGCAGAGCAACAACGGACTTATCATCGTAGATCCCGATTATGGTATTGTGGCTGGTACAAAGCTCCTGTTCAATACAAATGGTACTACTGTGACACCTGAATTTCTGGACAAGGCCGGCAGTATTACCTATGACTCTGAGGGAATGCCGGCAAATGCGAACTTCTATTTGGATGTAAATACTGGCAATGCCTACTTCCGTGGAAAACTGATCGCCAAGAGCGGTACGATTGGCGGATTTACGATTGCTGACAGCTACCTTTATTCTGGGTCAGGCAATACACGTGTAGCTATCAACGGAGGAACAAGCTATTACTCAGAATACGCTTTGTGGGCGGGCGCAAGTAATCCTTCTATCGCTCCGTTTTGGGTTAAGAAAAACGGTGATTTTCACGCTAAGAACGGTGATTTCAGCGGAACATTGAGCGCTGCAAAGCTCAGTGGGTCGTTGACAGCTCTTGCTGGTGCAGAAATTATCGGCCCAGCTATTTATGTTCCGAATAAATCTAACCCGAAATTTAAGGTGGATTCTGCTGGCAATGTTAGTATGACTGGAAATCTGACATTGAGTAATGGTGCAATTAAGTGGAGCAATCTAAATTATAGCTTGCAAAACACAATTAACGGCGCATATGATGCCGCTGCTGATGCCGCTGAGGATGCTGCAGCCGCCGCAAGAGATGCTTCTGACGCTGAAAAACTGGCAAGAAAAATTGCTAATGGTGAGTTCAACAACGGAACATTTATCAATGGAACTGAGATCTACAGCCCAACGATTTACGCAGATGAGTTTATTGTTAAACCTAAAAATGCCGCTGGGTATAGTAAATGGACTGGCGGATACAGTATGTATGGTTATTTTGGGAACTATCTCTACAAGATGCTTTCAATTTCTTACATTGACACTGGCTTCGGGCCGGAAGTTGAGTTCTGGAGTCCAGATGGTGCATATGCTTACTGGGCTTTTCCACGAACTACTTTTTCTGGGTATTTGAATTTCCAAAACGCCCATATTGAAGGACTCTCATTAGAGGCAACATTCGGATAAGGCAGGTGAGTTAATTGGCTTCATTTACTGTATCTTGCACCGACACCACTGTTACGATGCGAGTGTCTGGGTTGAAAAGTGGGCAAAAAGTTCGGTTTTATGTAAGAATAGATCCTGGAAGTACAGTCTATGTAGACCGAACATATACTGCTACTTCGTCTTCGCTTTCCAGGTCGTTTAGTGGTTTGAAGCCAAGCACCGACTATGCTTGCAATGTCAAATTGGACGATACAACATGGATTGGCACAAGATACTTTACCACGGATAGTCCAGAGATAAAGGTTGAGCCATGGTCTTGGTCAAGATCGAATGGAGACGCCTCAGCTTCGCAAACAAGCGCCGCTTACTCTGCCGTTAGAAATAAGGGCAAAGTAAGCGGTTTTTCATATCTTGTATGGAACGATATGGTGAATAAGGTTAAAGAAATCCTTGATGCCAAAGGTCTTTCTTGGAACAACAGATTCGCTTCATATGCAGGTACATTGATGAGTTCTGGAAGTAGGACTTTAACCGCAACAAAATTCAATTCGCTTCGATACAATATAGGACTACATTATTCAACAGGAATTGACACTGTTTTTCGTGGTGATACCGTGTACGGCTGGTATTTTACTACTTTGACAAGCTGCATGAATTACTGGCTTAACGACTAAGGAGGGTAATGAAAATGACAAAAATTGAAATCGTACAGCATATCGCAAATATTCATAACTGTTTGGCACAGATTCAAGTCTGTGGTGATGGTGCTATTATGATGGGCGATACTTTGAAGGAACTGCGTTTTTTAGTGCAAGAGCTTCAAAAGGATATTGAGGCAGAGAACGCATCGGAGGAGGAGCAAAGCAAAACGGAAGAATAAGGAGGGGATGATATGCACATTCCAAACCCATATACACTACCAGCATTTGATTTTGTTGGTGGATCGACTCAGGATCTGATCTTTCATTGCTATTTTTTCAAAACGAAGAAACCACAGGATTTGTCCGCTTGTGTAGCGGACTTTTCTATTATCAATTTTGTAAATAAAAATGGTAAGCCGCTCCTATCAAAGCAAATGGAGATTAGACCAGATCCAAATAGAGACGGTGATGTAAACAATGTGGTTTGTGTTACGTTAGAGGCGGATGAGACGGTGAATCTGCCTGCGGGTAAGTATATCTACCAAATTACCATCCGTGATATTTCTGGTGAAGTTGAAATTCCCAATCATGGGCTGATTCATATTATCAAAAATATTAACCAAGCATTTATTCGATAGTAGATGATCTGATAGCGTTACACAAATTAAAGAACAAGGAGGATGCAAAATGACTACGACATATTTTCTGAATCTTGCTGCCGGTAATATTTATCGGACGAAGGAAACTCCGGCCATTCCTACAGAATACTGGATTGGCCTAAGCACTACTGCACCCAATCTCAACGGTACGAATGTTTCCGAGCCGGTTGGTAGTGCTGGCTATGCGAGGGTTAAGCTCGATATGCTGAGTGAACCTGCTTCTGGTGTTGTTACAAACGAAGCAAACATTGATTTTAACGAAAGTACCGCAAGCTGGGGTACGGTGACACATTTTGTTGTGTTTGACGCCCAGAATGGAGGAAATCTGCTTCAGTATGGAGCACTGTCAACTCCTCGCTCTGTGGAGGCGGCTACTATTATGACCATTAAGGCTGGATATCTGAACCTGTCTGTGCAAAACCCGACGTGATAGAAAGAAAGGTGGGGTAGATCTATGTCAAAGGAGTTTGATATTTTTTTGAAAAAGCACATTATCGAATGTGATTTGCTTATCTACTCCATTCCATATCGTGACGGTATCTCTGTGACAGATCGCCTTATTTTGAATGCTGCGCTTGAAAGCTATTCGCTTTATAAATTTGTGGCGGTTCAAACTGGATCACTGCTTACTGCACATATTGATGAGATGATAAAATTGTGCAAAGAGCGGTTGAGCATCGAGATGACATTTGGTGCTTCGGCAGAAATTGAGGTGCATAACAACCTGTACATTCAAAACGATCCAATCGTTTTTGATACACCAGCTGTAGAGACTATCGAACTGGTTATGAATGAGTTCAACAATGGACTTATCCTAACTGCTGGAGACATTGATACGCAGGTGGCGTTGTCTGCCGGTAAAGTGAATTTGGCATTACTGCTTAATGCAGATGTGATAGGAACTAAAAAGACAAGTTTGATTAGAGCCGACAGCGGTTTCTTTCTTGATTCCGATATTCGTGAAGTCAATCAGCGGAATTACATTGAAACAGATACGGCACTGGAAATGGGCGCGACTCTTCAAAGTCTTTGTTACCAACTAACGATTGAGGCGAGTGCGGCATTTGAACTTATGGCAATGGTCGTCGGCACAGAAATACGGCATTCACTTGGTAGATGGTATAACGGTCTTGCTATTGGTGCTAATGTGAAAGGGACAAATTCTCAGAAGTTTGAAAGAGCAGAGGCAATTATCCAGCTCATGGAGAGTGCAACAGGAACGCTGGTGAAAGTGCTATACCTTTCTGATTGCGGTATGGCACTTGATGTTGCTGATGCAAACTTTGGGCTAAAGCGATATCGACTTCTTAGAGAAATTGATGATTTGGAGTTAAGAGATATTGACGATATGACACTTAACGAGCTTGATTGGGTCGAGCTTACATGAGTTGATGGATGGAAGGAGGTCAAATATGTCTCAGGCGCATTTGGGTAGCTTCAATGGAACTGTTACACCTGGCGTCAATATGCTGGAGACGTTCAAAAAGAACGAAATCAGGGATAACCCGAACAGCATTTTGAAATATGGGGACATGGTGCTGAAAAAGTTCGGTATCTCCTGTCCTGCCGGTACAGTAGTAAAAATTAACGGGAAGGAAATCCCGTTGTTTACTGGCGTTTTTGAGTTGGGTATGAACCAGATTGATATTACATCGCTGGAATTTTTAGAAACGGTAAATGTTAATATTTACTATATGTTTTAGGGAGGAGGTGCGACGATGGCAGATTTGAGTTTAAGAGACGCTTTGCTTATTGCAGGCAGTGGCTCTGGCGGTAAAGATGGCGTTGGCATTGCTTCCTTAGAAATTAACGACAGTGGAGAGTTAGTCGTTACTCTGGATAATGGGCGAGTAAAAAATCTTGGCAGAATCGTCGGTGCGGATGGTGCAGTATATGTGCCCCATATCGACGATAAAAAAGTTCTTTCATTCACGATTGAGAAAGCGCCCGACAAGGTTCCAGATCCTGTTGATCTAAATGGGGACGGTGTTAAACCCTCTGATGTAACAACGGACGAGGAAGTCAATGAAATGCTTGGAGAAGTCTTTGGTGAACAAAGTGGAGATGGCACCATAGACGAAAACCAGGTTGTCACCGATGCGGAGGTGGCAGAAATGTTGAAAGAAGTTTTCGGTCGTTGACCGTCAACTGATAGAAAATACAAACCTATGACAAAACAAGGAGGAAAAGACAATGAGTTACGATGTGAAGAAACTGACCAGACTACAGGATTTGAAGACCTTGGCGACCACTATCAATGAAAACTTTGCTACTAAGGAAGAGATTGCCAGCCTTGCAACGTCGTTTAAGTCTGGTGAGGTGGCGGGTAATACCGTCAAGCTGTACACCACCGAGGATAAGAGCGGCACCCCTGCGTTCAGCTTTGATTTCCCTACAGAGCTGTTCCTGGATCAGACTAAGACCCAGTTTGTGAGCGAGTTTGCTTTTGATGCAGATACTTATGCTGGGGCGACCGACCCTAATCTGGAGGGCAAGCCTGTTATGGTTTTGGCCGTCAAGGGCGGGAGCGATGCGATTACCTACTCTTTCCTAAATATGGCCGCTCTGGTGGACACCTATAAGGCCAAGGCTGGTGATGGCACTGCTACCGTGACTGTGAGCGGCTATGAGATCAGCGTGGATGTGAATATCTCCGCTGAGGCAAACAACGCCCTGGTGAAGAAAGACGATGGCCTGTATGTGCCTAAGTCCGATGTGGTTGATATCACTGGCAAGGCTGATAAGGTCGGCAGCGCTATCGCTGGCAACTTTGCCGGCCTGGATGCTAATGGCAATTTGACCGACAGCGGCAAGTCTGCTACTGATTTTTCTAAGGTTGAAGCAAGCACTACCGCTGGTGCAATCAGCGTTGACGGTGCCGATGTGACCGTGGTGGAGATCGCCACTGATGCTGAGGTCAAGGAAATGCTGGATGAAATCTTCGGTGTTCCTGATACTCCGGAGGTTAGCGCCTAATTTCAGATAATGGCTGTATAAAGAGGAACGGCATATGCCGTTCCTCTTTTGTATTTAGGATAGGTGGAGGTGAATCTTGTGGCAGTGAATAAGGTTCCATATTTGGAGCACTTGAAACAGTTTGGATTGCGGGAAAGCGCCTTGATCGGTCAGGTCGCTAAGACCGCCGCTGATGCAATCGAAGAGCAGGCGCAACAAATTGGCGCTTTGTCCGATAAAGTGGAAAATTTGCCCGGAATCTCTGGGGAAATTAGTCGCTCAGTCAATGCGACACTGACCGTTGCCGGATGGGAAAACAATCGTCAAATTGTTGAGATTGAGGGGCTAACTGCAAATCAAAATGGTGTAGTCGGTTTATCTCAAGACATTTCAACGGCGGAACGTGAGACTGTGGCAAGTGCGGAGCTGTATATCTGCGGCCAGGCCGATGGGTCTTTTACGGTTGCGTATGGTGGTGATAAACCGACATACGACATCCCGATTACCCTTATCCTGCTCGATTAACGAGAGGAGGAAGGAATATGAGCGCGACAAAAAACTATGGATTCTATCTCGAAGGAGATGATACCGCCAAGTTCAAAGAGTGGCGGGAAAAACTAAACGGCCTGGTCAATTCCAATATGGAGATGATTGATGAGGTCTTGGCTGAAAAAGCAATCAAAAGTCAGTCATTCCAGGCTTCATTAACATCTTCCGATTGGGTTTGGACAGGTTCAAAGTATTCACAGACTTTGGAAATCGAGGGGCTTACACCTGATACAAACGGCATTATTGGTGTTGGACAAAATCTTACACTTGAACAGAC